CCAATCCAACGAGGTTCAACCCAAAGATCGGTAGTATTCTTCGCCCAACCAACCAAACAGATATTCTTGCCAGAAGCTGGAGGTGTAGTTGTAAGTCCGCCACCAGAAGCTACATAATAACGAGTTCCCGCAACTCCAGCAGTTCCAAGCACACCAAGAGCCAGACCATAGGTTACTATAAGGCCAGTTCCGTTTGCTGAAATATCCGCGAGAGCAACACCAAGTACATTAGAAGCGGTTGCTTCAGTATCCGCATCAGCCTTGGCAACCTCATCAACATCGGTATATTGATAGACAGGATTACCCTTAAGAAGGTTCTCGTGTGCCTTTACACTATTACGAAGAACAAGCGCCCCAAGGTGTGTGTGCAAAGCAGTAGCGTCACTACCGTCAACAAGATCGTCTAAATTACCAGCAGTTACATAAGTTCCATTAGTTCCGCTACCATTAATTGTAAAACTGGCAGGAACACCAGTTACATATAGTCCAGTACCACTACAACCTAAGTTGGAATCAATACTAACGCCAATACCTAAGTTATCTACATGAATACCCTGGGCAGTATTCGCCAAAACGCCAACGGTTCTTAGATGATTGGTTAAACCGCTAAAGGTCAAACCACTGTCAGTAGTTAGACTAAGAGCGACGTGATCGTCATCAATCGTAACGCCATTACCAGTTTTAACAGACAAAGTATTTCCAGCCTTATCTAAACCACTGCCAGCAATAACCTGACCAGTACCCGAAAACTGAACCCAGTTGGTTCCATTAAAGGTAAATCCACTGTCAGCATAGTATCCGCCATCACCTATAATGAATGCGGCAAGACCATCAACGGCGGTTGTAAAAGACCAAGTATTAAGTACCGAGTTATATTCAGCAATTGCTTCTTCGTTTCCAGCAAAGGGAGCGCCCGCACCAGATTCAATAACAATAACGCGAGTCATACTCGGTGGTTCTCCACCACTATTAGCAACAACAACTACCCAAGCGGTTCCGCTCCACTCTACAATATCTCCATTATTATAACCAGATCCCCAACTACTAACTAACCATGCCTCTCCAGCCGATCCTGCTGTTGGAGGAGTTCCAGCCTGATTCGCACCAGATTTTATTCGAAGAACTGCAACAGGATCGACCCAATATAGACCCTCAAGAGCAGACTGCAATTGACCAAAAGTAGCCGCATCAGTAGACTCTGTGCCATTACCCAGACCGGTAATCTTATTGGTTCCCATAGCGATGGTCCCACTCATTGTTAGACCACCAAGAGCTAATGTAGAATTAGCTGCCGCTTCCTCATAGTTGTTAAATTCGTTTAGAAAAAGGAAATTCTTATCCGTCATCGAAAATTACGCCTCCTCTGTTAATTTTTTAAGCTTTCCCGTTAGTTCGTCAAACGTACATTCGGAAAGCTTAATGTTATACTTTTTTTCAATATCATCTTTTGTTTGTTTCATCTCATCATAAACCAAATCTTTTTGTCGTCCAGTCTCTTTCTCAAAAACCTCAAACGTTTGTTTTATTAATCGAATTTGGTCTTCTACTTCTTTTTGACGAAGTCTTTTAGAAAGTTCCAAGTTTTTAATCTTTGCATCAAAATATAATAGTCTATACAATTCATTTCCATCAAGTTGTACACCATCAACAACAAGAATCTCTTCTGGTTTTTCTTCGACTATTTGTTTTTTCATTCTTGACATAAAATAAACTCCTACTCAAAAATACGTTTGGTCATTTGTGTATGAGGTTTTATATACATCTTATTGGTTGCTGTTGCAATTCCTAAAGCCTGAACATGCAAAAAAGAACTTCCTGGAGGTGCTACGGGTGTACGAGTTGGTAATCCATTGTAATCTAAAAAGTATGGTTTACCGGGAATTAAATCAAAGAAAATTGGAGGCGACTCTCCATCCCATAAAACATTACACACTTCATCACTTGATTTCGAAATGACTACACCAACAGCAGGAACACGATTAATAAACAATGGATTAGCTTTTCTTACAATATCGTATCCCACTTCTGACGAAAATAAATAAACAAAATCTCCAATGGATTCGTCAATAGTACACTTTGACAATCTAACTGCTCCGGGTCTACCAAAACGAACTACAATTGCCATAGGATACTCCTTGTTTGTTTATCCAAATGTAATAATGAGGGTATCGTCCTCAACTGTAAGAACTTTTGGAACATTGCCAGTATAAGGAATTGGATTACCCTCAAACACTCCATTTACTGGCTCTGCATATACCTCTATGGTTTCATCTGTAATAGTTGTAGGATCAAGTGTTTTATTAAACTTAATTCTAATTTCATTAACCGAGTGTGGATCCAAATTAGTTGCTCTTTCGCGAGGTGTAGTTGAAATTATAGACAAAACACCCACAGCACCAGATGCAGAACTTGAAGTATCTGAAAAACCACCAATAGGAATAGAAGTAGAAACATTCTCTGGAACTACACGAATATTACCCGAACCGGTTGTAAATATCCAAGTATAGGTACCAACCATTCTTACTGCGGGCTCGATTACTACAGAGAAAGTATCCCCAACTGCCGTAATACCATCAAAGTGAACATAAATACCAGTAGTTAGTAATTGAGAAGTTTGTTTTACGGGGAGTTGACGAACAATTAAAGGCGAACTATCTGTTCGCCATTCAAAGATATTTCCTGTCTTTATACTAACGCGAATTACATCTGAAATAGTTCCCGTATAACTACCTGTAAAATATACATTTCCATTACCAAGATTACTACCCTTAACAGTATCAAAAACGGTTCTTGACGAAACACCTGTACGAAAACCATCTGTATCATTCTCGTCGCCAGGAATATATACCCTAAATCCTTGACTGGCGGCCAACGGCATTGAAGGAGTAAAGACTACCTTAGTACACCAATTGGAACCTCCACCCGTAAAATCATATGAAGAAACACTATTTCCACTAATGTCTACTTTTTCAAACGAAAGAGTTCCAGCAATAATCCCTTTATATCCAGGACTTGAAAGAATATCATCATCTCTGGTTGTAGAAGGATCATCCCAGTGAGCCTGATCTGGTCCACTCCATCTATCTGTATCTGCACCCTCAACCATAATTTGAACAGAATCTATATCAATTTCTTGATCAAAGACTACAGATATTTTACTATTTAGGGTTATGCCCTCCGAACCATTATCCGGACTAACACTAACTATTTGAGGAGTTGCCATGTTCTTCTCCTTCTTCTGAATTCAAGATTATTATCTTTTCATCTATATCTTCTATAATAGACTCATAAAAGTTCATATTGGCAGGATTATTTAAATCTTTTGTTTTAACTAACTGACTTTCAAGAAGAGCAAGAACAGTTTTGCGAGGTTTAACTTTCTTTTCTAAGTTAATACATGCGCGTAATAATTGAATATTCTTAAGATCTCCAACCTCTCTGCGAATAGTTGACAAACCTTTTTTAACAAATCCTTTGGCTAATTGGTAGGTTTCTGCGTCAATACCCAGTTCTCCCTGTTCTGTCCTTTCCTCAAATGTCTGCTTACTTGCAAGAATATCCTGTTTGCCCGCAAATGGAGAAGCATGGGTCTTTTCTTTAACAATTGGATTCCCAAGTTTATCAGTCTGAATTAACATTCCACAACCAAGTGCTTGATTTATCGAACTACGTACAGACTCACTAACAGATTCCATATCAATTTCAGTGGGTTCCCTATTTGCACTAGTAATCCAAATGGTCCTTGCGCGATCTCCCCAAAACACTTGTTTCTCATTAACTCTTACGAACATATGTCCTCCAACACAATAGATAGATAAAAAAGAAGGCCAGGCTACTAAAACCTGACCTTCTTTTATCTTATCACTTTTCTACTTCATTACACAACGGGAGTTGAAGGATTGATTGCAGCAATACTACCGCTGACATCAATAGTCGCCTGAGCAGGAAATACGATCTCGTTGGGAACGATTTTAACATTCTTCAATGTCGCGATACCCTTACCTTCGTTAAAAATTACGATACCATAACGTTCGCGAAGTTTAACTTTGTGGATATCAGTTGAAGGATCGGTCCATTCATCCATAGTAACGTCCTCATCAACAACAAGTCCGCCTAACTCAGCAGGATCAAAGATGTAGATGTCTGTTAGTCTTGTCGAGGTGTTAAAAGGAACAAATGGACTAACAATTACAGTTAGTGGGAATGGGAAGTAACCAGGAAGCTTGGGAGCCGAGGTTAGATCCTGGGGATAGGATAGAAGTGAAGAAGCTGCTCCACCGGAACCCGCACCATTCAGACCGCCAGCAGGATTAATATCCTGTCCCGCGCTTACTCCTTGCTTGCCCTGATTGGAATTATCCCAAGGAGCCCGACCCGAAGGCTGACCTGTATAGGACGCAAACATTGTTCCGCCGCCGCCCTGGAGAGCAAGATAGCGAAGGATAGGATCCTTTACAAACATACCCCAAGTAAGAGGATGGACCAACATTACGCGAGGAATAAATCCATTGTACATAACCTGGACATACGCATCGAAAATGTCGTCTGCAATTGCTGAACCATTAGCCGATCCATCAAGAGCGCGACCATGGGTTACGCCTAATGAAGAAGCAGTAGGATTCAGGTTGTCGTACACAGGAATACCCATTGAGCGGATAAAATTGAAAATCTTCTTTTCCTTGTGACGAGCAAGACCGCGACCAGCAGCGCGAAGATGCATGTTAATTACGTCGAACTGACTATAACGAATCATTTCTTCAGTAATCTTAACTGCAACGCCGCTCTTACCAACCGAAGCCGTTACGGTTGCCCCGCCCTGTCCCAGGGAACGTTCTGGATAAGAACCGCCCTCAGGAATGTCTGCCGCATCTAATGCACCAGTCGCAGGAAAGGTAATAACCTGACCAAACTTGAACTCAATACGCTGAAGCAACTGAGTACCAACCAAAAGTGGTTCCGCCGCTTCCTTGACGATATTCTCCATGACTTTGGGAAGCCAAGGAGACACGTTGGGGGTTGAAATAGCGTCCTTAATAGCAACGCGCTTTTCCGCCGAAGGAAGCATTCCGGAGCTGTTCCACCAGAAACTTACTTCGCGCTCATCTTTGAATTGATATTCTGACATAGTGGTTTTACCTCCGTTTGTCAGTTACTTGGTTAATAGGATATGGACCATCTTTGTAGATGCGCCCGCATAGGTAATTGCAAGAGGCATACCTTCTGTCGCGGTTCCGGGCATACGATCCATAACGCCTAAAAAGGGAAACGCAGTACGGACTCTCTCAAGGAAATCACGAGGATGACCTTCGAGTTCAAGTACCTGACCAACGATTTCACTCTGGGCTGCCATAACCTGATTTAACATTGCTGCTAATTCTGCATCTGTGGGTGAAGTATCGGTACCAGTTACAATGTCCCCAGCCGCAAATACCTTAGCCTTAACGTAGTTGGAGTTCTTGTCAGCGCGAACAAAGTCGCCTGGCTTTAGATCGCCAAGAGCGCAAGCAAAAGTACTTACTGAAGCAGGAGCCGCATCGTAATGATAGAATACCAAACTACCAGTGGTTATGGCCTTAGCGTCTCCACCAGTTTCAAACATTAGAATTACGCCTACGTCCAGATCTACAAAGTAGTCTCCAGCAGTAGTGAGTTCGAGAAGACTCGATACTTCGCGAGTAAAACCAACGGGCAGTACCCAAGGGGTAATTGCGGTGTTCTTCGCACAATTGAACGAAGGAAGAATCAAGGCAACGGTATTAGCATTTACTTTGCCAGCGTACCGTAGTGTAAGTCCCAGTGCAGTCTTATCAAACCATGCCGCTGACGCAGGAGCGAAATCAGCAATAGCCGAACTTGAAATAGCAGCAAGACCAGAAAGATTCAATGTGCTCGCGAGAGCAGGAACCAGGGGAACCTGAACGCAATAATCACAAAGAATAGCAACCTGATGTTGCATATTATAGTTGTGCTGGGTGTATTCAGCAGGATTACTTCCGTCTCCACCGCACCACTTGAGATAGTTGTAGGGAGCGACGCCTATTGGAAAGTTAATGAAATCCTCTGCATTTTCGGTAGCATCAAGTAAACCCTGAGCGCGAAGAGCATTGGTAATCTCGGTACGATCATAGTCAACGGCCCCAGTACAGGGAGCGCCAGTAACTAGATTCATTACGCCTTCGGTTACATCGGAAGCGGTATAACTTAGAACATGGGTTGCCGCAGGAATTGCAAATGCAGTCTTGAGACCGGCGGGAACCACTCGACCCATACGATCAAAAGCTATAATTTTGCCCGCAGATACAACAAAAAAGTGTTCATAGTGTTTGTCAAGTCTCTGAACTGGTAGCCAGTCCGCAACCTTGAACTCCCCAGCAGGGCGTTCTGTCTCAGAGAACTCAACATCGGGAGTCATGTTTCCAACACGATCCCAAGTCTTGTGATTCGCCTGATAACTGTTAGACATTAAGATTGTCCTCCTCGGTTACTTGTTGGGAATAAAACTTAGTGGGACCAGCCGCTCCCTCTTTAGTTTTCTCACATATTCATCAGCCTGTTTCTGTCCTTGTTTGCGTAGAATTGTTTCATATCCATCTCTAAAGTTTTCTAATCCATCAGTACCTTGTTGTACTGAAAGACTCGAATTAACCTCAGGATCCTGTATTGTGGGGTTTTCTACAGTACCTTGAGGATTGTTCGTCATACCATCATTGAGTTTCTTGAGAATACTATCAAGTTGTAAAGTATCCTTGAGACCCTCTGCTCTCTTCATAAGTTCTGGCAAAGATAGACCAATAACTTCTTTTGTTGCATCTTCGAGAGTAATATTTTTACCAGAAATCTTTTCCAATCTAACGACTGAATCAACCAATACAGTTTTTACTTGGACCATCTCTGCAACATGGGATTCAATTGTCTTGTCATGTTCTACATGTAAGTCCGCAAGTTCACTGGTTAAAGCCAGATGTTTATCCTTGAGCGCATCAAGCTCTTTTTGTAAGTCTTCGCAACTACAAGGAACCTTAGCAACTACTACGGGAGCAACTACCGGGAGTTCGATATTCTTGCGAACTGCATCATCACGAAGAATTTCGTCGAGTTCGACTTCATCAAAAGGACAACCAAGTGCTTTGGCTTTGCGCCGAATACAAGAAACTACTGCACTGGATTCATTGTTCTTTTTGGCATAAGCCATGGCTACACTGGCGTGATTACAATCAGGAACGGGATACTTACGTTCTCCTGGTTTACAGAAAGTAGATGCTTTCATATTCTTGCGTTGTTCGGGAGTCAACTTGGCATCTTCAAAACCAGTATCCATCAAGCTGAGTTCAAAACCAAAAGCAATCATTGCCTCGTAGTGTTTATCCTCATCAGTTAGTTCTGGTTCTACTACAACGGGATCAACCACAACAACAACCGTAGAAGTCTCATCAGTAATAACAGGAACTACAACAGGGGTCACTACAGGAGCCACTACGACCTCAGGAACAGTTCCTTTTCCGTCAATATTTACGTTGTCTTCCATTTGTCTGCCTCCTGAGCCAAGATAAAATTTTGAAGATTGATTTTTAAAGAAGTCTCTTTCTGTAATTTCAATAGAATCTCGAACTGTCCCATTATGGATGGTAACGATTCTCGCCAACGCATCCGCAGGAACATTTACGAAACTAAGTTCATCATATATCAAAGTCCCTGCAATTAGAAGACAAATTTTGCCATCATATATATGACCGGGAGTATGCTCACAAAAACCTTCTTCAATCCAGTCTTGTTTACATGTCGAACACACGGCCTTATCCGATGAGGCGCCCGTACTAACTGTAAGAAATCTCTTATCAATTGCCTTTTGAATTGCATCAGAATTTGTTAACTCTATCGTTGCCAGAATATACCCAAGACCAGGATAGTTGGGATCATGGAGCAAGTCTGACGAAACCAATTGATCAACAAGATCAACCATTCGAAAAAATGGTGTTCTTGGATCATTCATGTCTCTAATTAGTCTATCTTGAGGATTATTATGAATCAATGTATTGGATGTATCAATATATTTTGCAGAAACAATTCGCCCAATAGGATCAGAATGTGCATCATGATGAGATAGAACAGGTTTGGGATATGGTTCCATCATTGAACTAACACCATCACGCATCTTCTGGGGCAAATAAAAACCATTGTTCCTGGTTGGACGTGCAGCATGGGTAGCGGCGATATCTACACAAAGAGACTGGGGAACATTCCCAGCAGACATAAAATTATCCCTAACGTGTTTCAATGAGTCGACACTTGTAGGTCCAAGTGTTATAGTGTCATATATTTTAACATACGACTTTGTCATTTGGTTCACTCCAGTGGTTTTTCACTAAAAGAATCTAAATCCTATAAAAGATAGATTTGTTTTAGTGTCGGATGACTGTGGTTATAACTTATCCTCTTCTATCACACACTTACAATTTGGATGAAATCCCGGGATATCGTTAATTGTCGCATTTAACAATGGAATTGACTCGTTGTGTCTTTGGCACTCTTCACAACCCGTTTCATTGTTAATAACTTTTGCTTTCCCAATACCACGTTTTTGAAGTCCAATCAAAACACCGTAATTATAAGCCTTTACACGCTCTGATATGTAAATTGAAGTACTTCTAAAACGTAAACTATCAAATACAGACGATACATACATTTCTAATTCACTTGGAACTATCTCTCTTGTTTTGGTATTATCTAATTGTTTTAGAATGGAATCCATGAGTCTGGCAATGCTTGAAGAAATCCTATTTTCTAAAAAATGGATAGGAACGTCAATTTCAGATTGTCCAGCTTCATAATTAGCTCTTTTCAAACCTTTCCTGAAATCTAAACGAACAAGTCTGGTCATATTGTCTGTCATTTGCTGGCGCGCCGTTGTGGCAATATGGCGAATCCATTCATGAGTAAAAGTTCCTTTTGTAAGAGAGTACATTGCATTTTGAAATAGATTGTCATAAGTTTCTAATATAGGATTTATCTCGTCAAAAGTAAACCCTGGTTCAAAATTGCTTTTTCTCTTAGTGGGACCAAGAGCGCGTCCATGTTGATTGCTTGGTCTACTTCTACTTGCCGCCTGACGTTGTCCAGAACTAAGTTTAGGTTTAGCTTTTATCTTTTTGATTTCTAAGTCATTTTCCTTCTCTGCTTGTTGTTCGGCTTTACCTTGTGCTTCGGTTGACTGTTCGGGAGTAAGAGAAGTATTTGGATTGTCTATGGCACCCTGAGCAACCAGATAGGGTTCGTCCACCGCCCTAATAAGATTCTCTGGTTCCATAATTAGTTTCCAATAAGTATCTTCCCATTCCTCATCCGTCAAGGGTTCTTTTCCAAAAGCCTTTCTAAGTTCTGCTTGTGTGAGTACGTGCGAGGCAAAAGCCTGAATAGCATGGTTTTCAACTTTAATCTTTGCATCCAGATCTACTTCTCGAAACTCAAGTCTAACAATATTTTCTTCATCGAGTGGATTCTCAAACGTAGATTCCAAAAGTAATTCTTTAATAATGTAATCATTAACAAAGATTTCTAAAACTCGTTGATAGTACTTTACATCATCCACTAAGTTACGAGACATAGAATCCGCCGTATTACCATGAATACCTACTCGTCCTTCGCGACGTGTGATAAAAAGATGATTTGGTACATTAAAACAATAAACTTTTCCAGAATAATCTTCGATAGAAACCTGGTCCTCGCGAATATTACTAACTGAACTTTCACTTATACATACACGCTTACAACCACTACCTAGAAGAATATGTGCGCGATAACCTAATTTCAACGCAATTTCTTGTATTTGATCAAGGAGTTGATCACTGGTCGAGTAATAGGTTCGACTTGTTCTGTCTTCACGACTATCACTTGTTCCATCTCCAGTCATTGCGGCTTCAAAAGCAATACGAAGATATTTTGTATTAAACTGTAGAACTTCACTTGGAAAGTGTTTTAAATAACTATAATCGCCACAGTTTTCTTCTAAATACAAATAGAGAGACTTACAGTGTATCCAAAAACGAGTTGTATGATCAGATGGATTGGTATACTCAAGGAATTTGAATGGAAGCTTTTGTAAACATTGACGAATCTTCTCAGTTTTGTCAAAATTAACAAGACTATTTTGAGAAAGAGTTACTGCCCATTTTCCTTTACCTTTCGCCAAACAACCCTCTGAAACATAATATCCAAGAAATTCCAACCAAGTACTTATATTTATTCTATTAAAAGGTCCTCTGTTTGGAACCTCCGAATAACACTTATAAGGTACATATGGTAACAAGAAGTCCTCTGGTTCAATACCAAGCCAATTAAGACCACCAGATAAAAATTTAAATCCTTGTATATCTATTTGATCGGCATGTATCTTTTCCCACTTAGTTCTATCCTTCCATAATGGTCGTCCCATCCACATATCATGATCGGGGGTTACCAATACATCAACATTACGATTCTTAAAGTGATACATTGGACCACTATAATCATGAAGTAATATATCCCCGTTTGGACTATAAAATTCTATCCTATTGGTCTGAGGATTATAAGTTCCTATCTTGTCTTCTGGGGTAATTTGCCAGTAGAATTTCCAACCATTGTCTGTAAGGGTTTCTGTATCTTCTGAATAACACGATCTATTCGCTGTATTACCCTGTCCAAGATCAATTGCAGAAATACCAAGTCCACCAATAATTCTTTCCTTAAAGTGATTAACATAACCTTCGGCTCTAAGTGCGCGACCCTCTGCACCCACTGCTTTTATTTCGTGTCGCTCGGGCGTAACAATCATACCCTCACTTGGCATAATCTCAATATTCGCCTTTACAACATCAACTTCAGTAGTTCCATCAGAGTATTCTTTACAAGGTTTTTCAACCGTTCCAACACTATACTGAAAAAGTGGAAACAAACATTGATAAATGAGCATTTCAATATTTTCTTCAATTCTACGAAGAGCGCGAATATCATCCTTAACCGAAACAAGAACGGGAGTCCCAACCAAGAAACCCTTCTTACGTCTAAAATAAAAATGGATCACATCGTCTGGAGCAAAATCCTTATATTTACCATTTGGCAACTGTTGACGATAAGAAAGAATAGTTCCGTTATCATCTCGACAAAACTTTACAGTTGGAAACGGAACACCGAAATATGCCGCGACAGGTTGAATTTCTCTCTTCTTGCCAGCAGGAATACGAAGTTTGCCACCCGATGCTTTTGCATTTCTAACTTTAACCAGGATACTATTGTGAAAGCGAACTAAATCCTCTCCTATACCATGTAGAGTTAGATCAAAAGGAATATTTGCCGCCTGCGAAAACTGAGCGAATCTTGCTTTAATATACTGAATTACTGAAGCATTTTTGCCAATTAACTCATAACCCTCTTTAAAAAAGAGACCCTCTTTTAGTGAAAAGGCTCGCTGGACCATAGATTCTACATCTTCAATACGACCAATCTCGGCCATATCATATTCCGCTTCTTCAAAGTCTCCAAGACCTCGACGATTCTTATAAGAAAGAACCGGATTGATAACTCTTGTTATCTTCGAAATTTTTACAGCAGTATCGGATTCAGCATCTTGCAAACGATTAGGTAGTTCAACAATCTTATCAACAATAGGAGTCGGTTCTTTTTTGAACCAATTCTTTGCTCGTTCCAGTATGTTCATAAAATCCAACTCCTTAGATTTCCTTTTCAAAAGAACCAAGGAAATCCTTTACGTTGTCGAGTTCTTTATCTCTCACCGAATATAAACAATTACGAAGAGGAATAACTACTGTTCCTTGCAATTTCTGATTTACGGTTGTCTGAGGCATACCAGTTGCCTGAGGAACAGTGGCCTGAAGATAGTTAGTAAGACTTTTATAGAGACTGGCAAGTTCGGGAGAGATCTTTGTTTTAACCTCTACTACAGTATTCGCACTTGGACTACTGCCCAAACCTCCTCCACCAGTATTCGTAGAACCTGAACTCGTTTGACCCGAACCTGAAGGACCTGAACCTGGAGGACCAGTTATTCCATCATCACTTCTGACAACAAAATCTCTGTCATCAAAACCCTGTCCAAGTCCCTGACCCAATTGATTAAAGAAAGCAACACTGTCATCCGTTGTTGCTTCTGGACCACAAACAATAAAACCACGTTGCAGGAATCTAATAACCGCTTGAATTAACATAATAAACTTAGTTGCTTGCTGAATGTGTTGAGATAGGTCAAACAAATGATCGTTTGTTTCATCCTCAAGATTTAAAATTTCAAGTAGACTTTTATGAAGAAATTTCGTTTTCTCGTCTGCAACCTTTAGGGCTTTTGAAACAGTATCCCTAAATCTCACGAGACCACTCTTGAGGTTCTTCATAATATTGGGAGTAGGTTGACGTTTAGTCTTACCATTCTTAACAACATCAACGAGTTGAACTAAGTCTAATTTTTGAATCTGGGCATCAAGTGCATCCAAAACACATTCAATGGGCATTATTGCAAGTTGAATATATCTATCAATTAATCCAATTAGTGGCGTTAGGGTAGGAGTCATCATCTTACCTAACAATGAGAAGAATGTAATTCGTATATCCTTCCATTCCCACGTATATTCTTGTATTAATGACTGAATCATAAAAACAAGACCAAATAGGTCTGGCAAACACATAAAGTTTAAGAACTTTAGTAACTCACAAATATCAGCAAATACCTCGTTAGATTTATCACCAAAAAATAAATCAAAACCCTCAATGAGTCCCTTGATTGCTCCCGTATACCAAACATCCAAAATACCCATTAGATCCTTTAGCGGATTAAGAGCAAGAAGAGCCATGATTCTATCCTTACAGGGAATACAATCTGCCAAAATAGCCTTTGCTACATCTCTTGCATCTTTGGCATCATAAATCGTATTTACTGTATTCTGGATACTTACACCTCTTAATGTTCCTTTTTCTCCCCCAAAACCAAGATCAATGTTAGTTGTTTCTGGATGATCGGCAGAACCATAATTATAAAGATTTCTTACCCATGCAAGAGCCTCTCCCTGCTTTTTATCATAATTGTCATAGGCTGCGGCTACATCTGCCCCGGCACCATTAATCTGACTTATAACTCCAGTCAAAGTACTCGATCCATCAATGGCTCGCCCAACACTATCATCTATTAAAATATATTTGTCCGACATACTTGTTTCATCGTTCTTTTGACCCTCAACTTCGCGCCCAAGAGCATCCTGGCGAGTAGATAGAGAAGGAACAGTGGGATCTTCATAACGAGAAATTATTACATCTATATCCGAATAGACATAAGGATTAGAAAGAGAACCACTAATGTCAAAGCTAAGTTGGTCAAGTGTAGTCATTATTTGTCCGCCGTAATTGCTTCTGCACCCTTAATTGCTTGTGCCTTGACTGCTCCACCCGTCTTCGCAAGTCCAATATAGATAGTATTCTGTATTTCCGCAAAGGGTGTTGATGGATCTGTCAACATAAGGGTTCCCGGTCCTAATGGATGATTAACAACCATAGTCATAATCATTTTTTTGAAATCTGATATTGTAAGAAAATCTTTCATCATATGTTTAAAAAGTAGATAATATTCCTGTTGAATATCAATCTTTTGAATACTTTCCATATTAACCTTTGGTAGATTGAATGTCATCATTACCTCTTTTCTATATCAGTAGGATTCCCACCAAAAAGTTGTGAACGAATCTCTAAACATTTCTTAAACATTTCAAAGGTAATCTTGTCCGAATCTACTCCAAAAATTCTTGCTATAGCTTGCTTAATAGGTAGATCTTCTTGAGCATTTAACGGAACAACACGGTTCTTAATTCTGTCTCCCAATAGAGTCTTCATTTGCTCGGCAGCAGCCAAATAGTCCTGTAGTTTCTTTATCGCATCTTGAATTCTTTGTTTGCCAGCAATATCATCAAAGGCCGGTTCCTTAGGAGGAACAAAAGGCTGACTTACTGATTCGGGTTCGTCTCTCTGAATAACTATTTGAGTATTAATCGGAGAAGAATCAATAGTATTCAATGTCTTCCGAGACCTTGACTTAGAAACATAAAATTTATGTAGTAGATGGTCGGCCATAAATTTTCCTATATTACTTCTTCCTTGTAATTAACAACTAAGGATATGTCAGTTTTATTCTGTACTGGAATACCTACAGGAGACACAACCCTAATCCAAAAAAGAATTGGAGCATCATTATTTATAACCAGAGTTCCAAAACTCGTTTCATCAGTTTCTGCTTCCCAATCCTTATCTACAGGAGTAAGAACACCAAAGTCAGCACATTTCATAGTCCATCCACTGGAACCATTATCTATAATTGAAATTCTAATCTCTGAATAAGTATGGTCATCATCTCGTTTTAAATAAAGTTTTTGGTCAACGGCAGTTATAGATGAACCATCATGAATGGTAATTATTGGCTGACTAAATAGACCTTCAGTACTATGGGGAATATAGTTTCCGTCAACTAATGAACAAACTTGAAGTGGCATGTATCCTCCTAAAATTTTGAACGACTGGGTCTTGTTCCATATAATCTACCCTGTTTTTTCATTTTTCGCAATCTACTCCGGAGTATATGTTTTTCTTCAGTATCAGAATCCCAACCGGGTCGAAGTGTCTTTACTTCCTGGGTCTCACCACTAACCATACCAGGCATACGACGTATTGAAAAAGGAGCATCAGGAAAACGTTCTTCGGGCAAAACGTTCATCTTCTTTTGTATTTTCTCAATATTATTCTCTAAGTTAACTGATATACCAAAACCAGGACCAATTGCGACTCGTGTAGTATAACGTGGTTCTCCAAACGAAGATAACTCCAATTTAAATCCTACAAGCGCAAGCATAAGTGCATCTAATCTGTGATCGCCGATCTTTGGTTCCATTAATCCATATAGAGGTAGTCCAGTCACTGATTTGTTTTTAATAATATAATTCTGTAGTTGCTCTCGCATAACAACATCACTTGCTGAAATGTTGATTCTAAACTCTTCAAAGAAACGAACGGCATTCTCTACTAAAAATGGTTTGGCATGCTTCTTGATTTTCTCTCCAGTTGTGGGATCGTGGATTTCTAATTTAGATCCAAAATCATACGCTTTTACTATATCTTTCAATCTGGCACCAGGATTGGTTCTGTCTTGGCCAAATGTATCTGTTCCATATTTGTGCAATAATTCTATATTTGTGGCCCCAGCACCTTGGTCAACATAAACAAAAGATGGTTGCCAAACCACATTCATCTTAATAATCATTTCTAAACCAGCAAGTTGTGTCCAACCTTGTCTGGGAATATTAACCGCTTCTACAACCTTAAAGAGATTATTACTCGGGGACATACCTACAACTACAATCTCGGTTCCATGATCGGTATTCCAGTCTACACCAAAGCTATACGTCCACTGTGGATTTCTTGTTTGCTCGCTATACAGATAATCCTTAATAGCAACGTCAAGATACTGATGTTGAAACAAAGCAACGGTCTCTTCACCAAATTCTGCTTTATATTCACGAACATAACCTTCTGGATTTCCAATATAGTCAGCCTTAACATTTTCTTCAATCTCGGCCCAATGTGGTAATACAGACGAAGGAAAGTGAAATTCTTTGTAAATTGGAGACTTTGTACACCATCTCCAAAAGTGTGCACGCCTACCCGTAGGAGTTGATGAAGCCCACAAATGCACATGGCTATGTGTTGCGAGAATTGCCATAATAGCGGTAAGATCACCTTCAACCAAGAAGTCCGCTTCATCTAATAGAATATAGTCTGCATCCTGACCACGTACTCCAACTCCTCCTCCACCAGACTTTGTTCCCGCCGCAAACCCTCTAACAAATGAACCATTCTTGAATTTGATTTCAAAAACGGGACTCGATACATCTCTTTCTACTGAAGCTGCTAAAACTGGATTCATACTAATAAATTCACGAATACGAGTGATAATTTCTTGTGAGTGAATCTTATAGGGACACACTACAAGAATCTTTTTGTTCTTTTGAGTAAAGAGAATCCACAAAATCATAACAGCTAATACTGTAGTTTTACCTACGCGCCTGCCCATACGCATTACACGTCGACTTGCCGAACAACGCATTACCATTTCTTGATACCAACGAGGTTCAAAATGAAGTCCATCGGGCATAATAATATTTGCCTTGGCCCAAGTAACTGGATCAAGAATTCCCAGAACCTCTTGTTGTTCACTGGTAGTAAAGGAGGCTTTTGCCAAATCACTAACATAGTCTTGAGGAATACCTTGACAGGGAACTCTAAATTGCTTTAAATCGCGTCCACTATCATCAACAAAGTTCTCGTACTTCTCTAAGTGCTTTTTAATACACTCTATACAAGTAGGATTATCAAAGTATGTTTTCTTCTGTTTTTGAGGTACTGTCATTACCAATTTCCTATACGAGCGCGTGGAACATCATGCATAAAACTGGCTTCTTGTCCTAAATACATATTAGCATTGACTCCAGCTCTGGCTATTTCCTGAATCGCTCTTTGTCTTGTAGTGAGGGCCGCATTGGTATAGTAAGCAGTTGTATCTGCTAAGAAATTTGTCCTTTCAATACTACGTCCTTTTTCTGCAAGTGCTTGCATAACCTTCAAAGATCCATAGCCTAACCCACCAATTATAGCTAATGAACCTCCAACTGTAATTGCCACGCTACTACCAAGAGCGGCCCCACCCGCTTTTAGAGCAAGATTAAAACCCGCACCTATGGCAACATCTGTTAGACCCGCCTTTAATGCTCCTCCAACCCCACCTTGCTTGTATCCATTATACATATCATAAGCTGTCATAAGAGGCATCACCAATGGACCACCAGCAATAAAACCCGTTAACATTCCTGCACCTACACTACCAGTGGCTAAACCCACTCCTATTGCTCCTATTCCACCAGTAAGTAATTTACCTCCCGCTTGACCCAAGGGCATTCCACCAAGAAATCTCATTCCTTCTTTTGTTCCTTGAAATCCTCCTGCCCATCCTGCACCCTCCAACAAGGCATTTCCCGCACCCCGCCAACCAAACTTCTTTATACCGGTTTTCATACTCATTTAATATCACTATCCTTTTCTAAGGTTCCAAAGTGCAAATGCCAATCCTCCGGTATCATATCCGCGAAATCCCATAGTGGATCCTCTTGAGGATGATTTGCCCGCAGCTCCAGGAGTATATCCCCAAGCAGCTCTATCAGAATGCATACTATAGGGAGCATTAATTGTGCCATATCCACCAACCACTGCGGCCCCTGCTGCAATCATAGCACCAGGAACTAAGATTCTTGATGCAATACTCCTTGAGCCCAAAATACCAAAACCACCCACGCCCCACAAACTTTTACCAATAGGTAGTGCTGATTTTGCCACTCCTTTCGCCATTCCTTTACCCATCGCCCACAAAAATCCCATATTAGTTCACCTATCTCTTTATACGTTTAGGGTTCATATCACGAAGATTCTGAACACAAACTGCATCATGACTCATTTGTTGGATCTGTCTGGCATCTTCACTAATTGCTTTGGTTATAATTTCTTGAGATCTGGATTCAATTGCACTTATCCTGGTATTAAACTTACCAGTCTGAAATGCCTGAAATTTCATAGAACTCTGAACAACCGAATTTAAACTCTCAACATCAGACAAAACATCTGTAACAAATTGTTCTTTTCCCTTTTCCACGAGTCGACTTGCCAATCCAACATCAACAAACATAGGTTGTCCAGTTTCGAGAATAAACAAATTAGTTGGACTTATATCGTTATGTGAAAAACCCTTTTTTGCCAATCTTTTAATTATACCAAGAAAACCCAGTCCTTGTTTTTCTGTTGTCTCAACTCCGGCAACCTTTCCATGAAGATATTCTTGATAAAGAACTGTTCCTTCTTTATTTGCCCCATATGAATGAGGAATATCTCTTGCTCTTCCACCTTCGGCAAGTCGTATATCCTCCATCACCTTATGTTCATAAAGCATACCGCCTATTTCAGTTTCATCTAGACGATTAAGTACGTTTCCCTTCTGAATCTTCTTTATATAATTAAATTTTTCTCCACCAAAGGTAGTTTCCATCTTCCATACTTCACCAAAACCACCCTCACCAAGTTTCTCTAATGGCCTTCCTGTTTCTAAAGCTTTCTGGAATACGGGAGACTTTATAATATTTTCGAACTTAGTTCCAAGTAAACCAACAAACGTCTTGCCAACAGGACACAAATATGAGAGTCCAGGCTTAAAGTCACTATCTACAGCCTTGGTTACCCAATCTCTTCCCCATCTATTGGCATCATGTCCCTTGATACTGGTTCCGTCAAAAACAGACGACCATCCTTTGGTTTCTTCAAAAATTTGAGGAGTACGATTAAGATAATGAGTAAGTTCCTCGGGATGTCCCTGATGTACCATTAAAGCTCTGGTTTTTTCTGCTCGTCTAAACATTCCCAATTCATGAAGAGTATCTGTCTTTATTGCTATAAGACTTTCTGTATATAGGGGAGCTTCACTCATGTGACTACCCGTTCTTGCACCTCCAACCTTATCGAGTGCAGACCCCAATCTGTTTCTAAAAGCAATACCTTTAATATATGCATATCCTCTTGTAAACGAACGTTCCTTGATTCCATATTGGATTGCATCAATTGTTGATGATGAAAACAAACTTTTTATAATACTGCCAGATCCAAACTTATCTCTAAGTATTTCTTGCTTTCCTCTGGGATCGGACATTGAATATAAGTTTGACTTCTCTCGACCTAACAATGCTTGAAAAAATTGTTCTGATTCTGTTAGTTCATGAACCTTTGTTCTCAAAGCGTCTGGGGTAGTCGCCCACATTACTTCTCTTTCGTGTTCAATAACAGGAACAATATTTATTGCCCCCTCTTCTATCGTAACCCTGGGATGAAAAGCGCTTTTTTCTGTTTCTTGATAACGCCCACCCATCTTTTCAAAATGTCTAGCAGCTGCATGTTGAATCTCTTGTGCACTTCCCGTTTGAAGAAACTTCCTTGCTTCTTGAGTAGATCCTGCAGTTCCTTCAACCTGTCTTACTAAAGAACCCAACTTAGTATCGATAATTTCTTCGGCCCTGGTCTTTGGTCCCCATAAAGTAGTCTCTCCACGAATTGAAAGAGGAACATCCATTGGGGAAACAATTCTTGTTACAACGGTCTCCTCGGCTGCATTCATAGCTTCAATAAATCGACCAGTCTTTGTCCTGCCTCTTATAGACTGTGTTATTTGACCAAATAACCTTTCGGCATGACTGGTTACCCAGTTTCCAACAACAGAACTACCAGGTGAAAAGTCACTACCTACAGCAGTAGTAACCCACTCTCTTCCCCATCGACCCGCATCATGTCCTTTAAGGTTATTGGATCTTTGTACTTCGAGTTCTTTGGTCCATTCTAATTTTGCCTGATAACGTTGCCGGAGGGTCTCTTCTGAATTTCTATATACTTCTTGGGCACGACTCTGACGAAATGATTGTTCCTCTTCTCCTACAGGTTCAATCCCATATTTTCCAAATATCCTATCCCTCTTAACATTTATGACAATCCTATTTTCGGGATCATCTCTGGGCATATATATAAGTTCTCCAGACTCTTTATCTAAAGCCTGAAGATAACCTTGTAGTTGAGCCCAGTGTTCAGGAGACGCTTTACCTGTTCTTAGGAGTTTGCCCCACCCTGTAGGATCAAGTGTCTTAATATCAATGGGTTGTCCCTCTGCTCCGATAATGTCTACAAACCCACTGTTCCCTGTTTCCTTATCAAAAACAGGAACTTCTACCGCCTTGGCCCTACCACTAAGAAGCATTTGCTTCTCAACCAGAGAGTGAAGCGCACTACCAACTTGGGTAGAGGCAGATAGATATTCTATATTTTGTTCTTCGGTCTTTTCTTGACGAACTTCGTAGGGAGTCTTGTGTCTTCTCCAACTACTGCCAGGTTCAAAATCACTGTTTAATTCACTGGTTACCCAGTTCCTACCCCATCTATCCGTATCGTGTCCCTTAATTGAGGCAGTTCTTCCTTGTCTCTTTTTCTTCAGTTCCTCTGTCTTCCAGAAGAAATAAGGAATATCATCTGATAAACCTACTAAGTTGGTAAACCACGTCATATTTAACCTTATTTACTTAGATTCTTTGAACTCGGCTTCTACGATAGTGTCTGATTCCATCTTTTCAAGTCTATCTCGGAGGGAACTAATAACAGTCGAAGGATCTCCAGTAGTTTTCTCTTTTAGGGCCTGGGCTTGTTTATATCTCTCTCTACGAGTTCCTACCATAGATTTAAGGATATCTTCTCTCATACGATGTAGTCTCTCCTTTAAATCAAAGGCCGGATGAACCTCTAACTTCTTAATCCACTGTCCACTCAAGGATTGACCCGTAACCTGCTCCTTCAAGAGATCTATGCCTTCTCCCTTGTTGTCTCCACTTGCCAAAACCTGGGTCAAACGGTATTCGTATAAATCAAGTTCTGCCAATCTACTAACCATGGCCATTTCCGTTGGACTACTAAGATCGACTCCGTATTCCTCCATATATCTGGTTCGCTGGAACTCCATGAAATCTCTCTCAAAAATACACTGTCTTAGGAGAGGCCACGCCTTTAGATTCTGATTTTGGAAATCTATCTCTCCACTGATAGTTAACTTTGTTCTATCAACCAAGGGACATCTAAAACGAAACAAACACTTGGCCGGACCCGAACAAAGACAAGGAGCCATAGCTTGGAATCCTGTCCTCATCTTCATAGTGTGCATTTGTACTCTCTTCACTTGGTCATAGCTGAACTCAAGATCCGAGTAATCATCCAAAGGAATATCCATAAAAGCAAATGCCTTGGTAGGAAGAAGAGTACCTTCCTTAGTTCTTACTAAAGCACCCTTTATCTTATATACCGACCTATTATCAGCTTTTTGTTCTTCGGTAAAGGAAGGACCGGACTCTTCTGACTCCGGTTTAGATTCGTTGCTCATAGGAACTCCTATTAGTCATCTACTCTCGTTTAACGTCCACTCCCAAATGCATTCCCCAAAGCACCAAAGGCCATACCCGCCATTGCTCCGTACATTCCGCCTCTACCAACCATTCTCATCCCGCCTGCGGCCATAGTGGCTGCACCCATCTTACTTCCCATAGCCAGTCCTGCCTTCCTCAGAGCCATTCCACTCCTTGCGGCACCAAAGGCCATACCACCCGCTGCACCCAATGCTCCGAAGGTTAGACCGCTTCCTATCATACTTCCAGCCGCTCCGAAGGTGTTTCCTATCATACTCCTATCATTTCTAAGAAGACCGCTGGCGGCACCCAAAGCAAGTCCCGCTCCAGCCAGGTAGACACTACCTCTAAGCATAGGCTTGGTATTCCAAAGATGACCACCTAACTGCTTCCAGTTTCCTCTGGCTGCGGCCCAATCCATACCCTTGAACGCATTAACCGCCTTATTACCCGTCTGGGTAACAAAACCATCTACGGCTCCAACTCCTTTACTGATAGCACTCTCAACCGCACTACCTGTGGCTCCTCCACCTGCGGCCCCACCTACGGCAGCATTTGAAGGAAGAACTCCTCCCAAGACGGCTTGTGGTCCCAACTTACCAGAACCGACAGAACCCATAGATGCTTTTGTTACTTCACCTAAAGTGAGATTGTGACGTGCTTGACTTACATTTTTATCTATCTGGGAAAAAACTTTCTTTTGCGCTTGATCCCACACTTGTTCTGCCCCAGAACGTAATCTAACAGGTGCTTTTGTAGATCGTTTATAACCCTTTCCATAAACAGGATCTCCAAAACCAGGATTCAATTCTCTTCCTGGGGGTCCACCAGACGTTTGGGTAACTGCAGACGTTTGGGTAACTGCTTCACTTGGTCTTGCTATTCTCCACATCTCTTATACACTTCCTTATATCGTAGTTAGATATATCTAAGTTCCTTCTTCTTTCTTATGTCTTATATCATTTAAGATACAATCATATCTTACACTTGGGACATATGTTATATTTTACATTTCGGACACACATCATATATGGTAAACATACCACTGTCTACCTTTTTGGTTCGCCCACCACACTTCCAACAAGTTTCTCTACCTTGATTGGTAGCCTCTGGATCTTTCTTCTCCTTCTTCCATCCTTGCTGGGGAGCCTCATCATCATCCCATCCAAGATTGGGAACAGAAAACCCGTCAAATAATGCAAAGTCTGCATCTGCGTCTACATCTGTCATAACTCTTTATCCTTTATGGAGTTTTCATAGATTTTTCTAAATAGTTTTATCCTTTATAGAGTTTTCATAGATTCTTCTAAATAGTTTTATCCTTTATGAATACTTCATATATATCCTCAAGGTTCATTTATCCTTAATAAATACCTCATATATTAGAGGAACTTCCTAATAACCATTCTTTATAAAAGTTTCATATATGTCTTTGATTTTCTTAGTTACGTCCTTCTCTCCTAAGGCGTAGAAGAGTTCTTTAGCCTTTATTGCATAACCACAATCCTTTCCGTGTTCACTTTGTTCCTTGATGGAGTGATAACTATCTACATAGGAACGATCTATTTGTTGGGCCAACTCTACAAGTTCTTCTAAATATTCCTTCCTTAACAAGAACTTAAGACAACTTCTTAGTTGATAGAGTTCTTCGAGGTATTCGTCCATAGATTCTCCCTTAATCTACACTTAAAAAAAAACCATTTCTCATACACTTTCTTATATCAAGGATTAATACTATATTGTTCTATTCTACTATAAACCTCTCTTATCTACTATAAAGGAGGAGAAAAAGAAATTAACTAACAAAGGAAGAAGGGATTATGGGCCGGGACCACCGTCTGGACGGCAGGTGGCCGAAGGACGGCAGGGAGAAAGGATGACGGCTATAGGAGATGATACTAACTATAGGAGACGGAACCGGCTACATTAGGCGGAATCGGCTATAGGAGACGGAACCAGGGAATAACGTCTCCTACCTGAAAGGTAAGAATCTCTTCAGGACTAAGAGTTGACCAACCCTCGTAGCTAATTAGAGAGATTTGACAATCAGTCAAAACACAAAC